GTCTGCACACTGCTGTCACCGAGGGCTGCATTGATGCGCGCCAGCTTTTTTGCGAAAAAGCCAGCAATATCAATGGCTTACGAGATTTCTTGAATTTTTTCAGGATTTTCGGGGCTCGCGTCGGCTGGCGAGGTCAGGACGCGGTTAAGCTCATTAGAAGTCCTTCTCTAGCTTGTCTGAGCTTTCAGCACCCAGAAGCTTGGACAATCGATCCTTGATATCTTCCTTCGTCATGGTCTCCAGGTTAGCGTTGATGTTGATGTTCTGGGATCTATTAACCGACAGGCCAGCGAGCTGGTTCAGCTCTTTGATTGCTGAGACAGCGGCATTGAAATGCCCGTTAGCAAATGCAGTCTCGGTGATCTTCCACAGCATTGTGCCGGTCTTCTGCGGCGTGATCGCGTACTTCTCTGCCAGCTCATCCTGGCGGATGCGCACTGCCCTGGTCACCTTGGGGAAGTTCTTGCCGTTGAGCATCTTGCTCGCAGAGTTAGCTGGAAACTCAAACCCAGACTTACGAGCTGCTTCAGTCTGGCTGCACGCACCTTCGGTGTAGTGCCAAACAAAGCTGGCTTGCATTGCAGTTAGCCCATGCTCGTCATCCTTCTCAAAGGTATCAGGAACCGACACGAGCATTGGCTTTTCTTTCTTAGGTCTGCTCACTATGTTTCGGCATTCTTTATAAATTGTTTAAACACTTGTCTACCTTCTTCCTTGGTATATAACCTTTCGTTATAATCTGATCTTTCGTCACAGTTCATGTTATACCATCTGGCAAAGTTAGTCTCGTAGCTCTGGCTGCGATCATAAACAAATTCATCCTCTTTCATTTTCTTCCTCCACAGGGTGTAGTGTACATCCCCCCAACTTAGTACGGTATTGCGCCCCTATAAACGGTGTTTTCATGTGTTGGGGTCTTTATATAATATTTCTTATATATAAGGGTTATACCCTGTATATAGTAAGGAACCCAGTAAACATAAGGGTTTGAGCACAGGTAACAGCCAAGTGTTAGGTAACAGTGAATCACAGCACGACTGCACAAATGTATGTTCCCAGCTTTTTGCCCAGAGCTGGCACAAACCATTCCGCCCTAAAAACAGGGTCGCATTTTCATCCTCTGCCACTATAACCTCCGTCAATTCACCCCTGTCAACTCCCTTTTCACTTATAATCCTCCCAAGCTACAGATTGGAAAATGGCCCGATGGTTTACCCATCTAGCAAACTTCCTTTCATATGGGTCTGATTTGTTGTACTTCATCACAAAGGGATCGCAACCATAGTCCTTCAGAATCATAACCCTGTGCAGGTCTTCCTCATGGGTGCTGTTGAACCCTATCAGGACAAAGAATGCCATTTCGTAAGGCTTGATTCCGGCCTCGATGCAGGTTGCTATACCTTTGTGGATGAGTTTCTCATGCATTACATCGTCCCACGCAAAATGAAGCTGCCGGGTCTTTCCTGATATATTGAAGAATCTGACAGATCGTAGAGCTGCCGCCTGTTCAATCCTTAGATTTCTGATGTTGATGCCTTGGCTAAAGCAGACCTTTAGATTGAGTGCATTTATCTCTTTTATCCTGTCAGCCCATTCAGGGTTGCCGAAAAAATCATTGTCCATCAAGATAACGAAATCACTGCCTCTGTTTGTCCAGATTTCTTCAATCGTATTATTGGATGATGGTTTTCCTTCTTTCTGGGGGACTACGCAGAAATCACATCTTAACCGGCAACCTCTCGCTGTGAAGCCAATCGAATGCGGCCAGTTGTACAGGGAATAGTCGGGAGCTATCGCCTCAACTTCGCTAGGCAGTTTTACAGACAAATCATACCCAGAGCCACCCACAACCATCCTCTCTGGATCAATATACGAATCATCGGAAAAGTTAAATATCTTGCTCGCATAGATTTTGTCGTAGCCATCAAAGAGAGGTGCATAGAATTCAACAGTATCCCCCATCGCTTTGTGATATGCAGACAGTTTCATCAGAGCAAGATTCGGCATTTTGCTATCAACATCGTAAAGACCAACCTTCATTCACTAACCTCCGTCAATTCACCCCTGTCCAACAGCCAGAGCTGGCACAAATCAGCTCGCTCATCACCTCTGGTCCATCAACTTGTTAGCCAGCAGCCCGAAGCTTATCCACAGCATAATCGGCACGATTGCTATAACGATTGTTATAACGATTGCTATAATGCCCGCGACAAGACTCACTGCTGCCGACAGGTATCCCAGTGATGTGATGGCTATGTCAAGCATCCCAGCTTTTGTAATTGCCTGAGCTGCCGCCAAAGTCTTCGCTCGGCGTGTCGTAATCCAGGTCATATAATTTCTTGCCATTACTCCTCCTTGGTTCAATACCATTGTCACTCAGCACTCTGTTTGCATCTTTAAAGTCGGGCATCCGTGGGTTGGCTATACCTAAGTCACGCAGTAGTTTAGTCATCTGCACTGGCTTGGTTGCTTTACTATCAAACCTGACATGCTCAAGAATGAGATCCTCGACGCTTGATTGTGTGCGGTAGCTCTCATTCGATTCATCCAGCATCTTCCGCTCATCGGGTGTTAGAAACCAATTCTTCTGACCAGGCACATACAGCGTTTCTTTAACCTCGGCCCACAGCTGCTGCATATCGATGCCATGGTTGAAGTTAATCCGTTTCACTGGTATCACCCAGAACCTTCGGTTGCCAGTGGTATCGATTAAGAACTCACGTTCATTGACGCTTGCATAGAACGCTGTGCGTCTTTGATAAGTGGTAAATGCTCTGTCATAGGGTAGGCGCAATTCATCTACTTTTTTAGTTACGAATTGTTTTAGTTGGTCTATATCGGCACGCTTAAAGGTCGAGCCCAGCTCACCTAATTCAACCAGCCAGTGGCTGACCGCTTGCTTCACGCTATCCTTATCGGTTGGGTTGAGCATGGCACCTTCGAGTAACCAGCCATCGTCGTAGTTGGCGAGCCGTTTAAACCACAGCGTTTTACCTAATCCCTGTGCGCCCTGAAAGACTAGGATGCCTTCAAGCGCTACACCGTGCTCCTCACAAGCTGCCGCACAACAGCTTATCAGCCACTTCTTCATTAGCATCTCTTTAAGCTTCTCATTCTCTGGGCTACCTATGGTGTCCAGAAATTCTTGCAGCCGGCTTTTGCCGTCCCATCTTCTTGACTCCATCCACTGCATAACCGGATTCCACTCGGTTGCTAACACCTTTAGGTAATCTCTTACCCTAGTATGCGGGATGCCCATGTTGATAGCGCGGTCCTCGATCTCGACCAGCGCTGCCTCTTCCTTCATGTCAGCGATAAATTTGGTGTTGGGTATATTAATCTCCATGCGTTTTTTTATGACGTTGTACGCCACCTGGATACCATTGACCGTGAGCACGCCCTGCACATTATCTTTAGTGTTGAGATATCTGCCGGTGCTGCCACGCACAAAATCATAATCAACGGGCACGTTTATAGATCTAAGGGTTGGGAGCAGTTCGCCTTTCAGTGCCTCTGTTTGGTTTTTATGATCGTTGTAGTCGCCCTTAGACTCAGGCATGAACACGTCCGCCTGGCCTTTTAATTTACGAATAGCCTGGCACGCTTTAACGGCTTCCCTTTCACCTGTGTTTGATTCTGGGTCGTTGTCGGCAATAAAAACAAACTTACGGTCATTCAGAAATTCAAAGACAACCTCGGCAACCGGCGTTAGGTTGTAGGCATCGAATGCCACGATCACCGGCTGACTAAAATCTTGGTGGTAGCTTGCAGCGGTCGCGTAACCCTCCGCAAAATTAATGGTGCGACTGCTCTTCAATACCTCTTTACCCAGTATGAAAAAGCTTCCAGTTTTTTTAGAACCAGTAAGGAACTTCTTGGAGCCATCGGGGCTGATGTACTGTATGCCAACAATCGTCATCTGTGCGTCATACATCGGCAGCATCAGAATGCCCTGGTCATTAACTCTGAGCCCGCCGTAGCTAAGGACCTTTTTCTTTTCCAGATAAGGATGACGTTCACACGGTTGTGCTTGGTCCCACAACGACTGTGCGCGCTTGGCCGCTTTGTTGTAATTCTCTGCCTTTTTCACCTCTGCCTTTTTTTGTAATTCTTTAATTTCCCTGCGGTGCTCGTCCGTCATCTTGAACTGTTTTTGGTTTTCTGGTTTCCAAATTGATGTCGGTTCAGTAGCAGATACTCTGTAGTCACCAATACGACCAAAGGGTACGCTTTGGTCCAGCCACAGCTGATACCAGCCAACCAATTTACGGGTGTTGCCAACATTAATATAAGCACGCCCAATGCTGCCACCAGTTACCAAACCTTTCTTTGGCTCTGGCTCTAGGGAGTTGTCTGCAAGGAACCTAGTGAAATCAGCCGCATGGTCAGCACTCAAGGGTCTGTCAAAGTTTTTCGGTGCAGGGCGTCTAATCTTTAATGACACAGGTTTTGCTTTTTATTGTAAGATAGTGCAAAATAGTATACACAAAGATAAAATTAACTCAACCCGTTGGAGGACATATTATGGGATTAACTATTTCAAATACTGGTGGCGACTATGAGAACCTAGAGCCTGGCAGATATCAAGCCACCTGTTACAAACTTATTGATGCTGGCACCAGAGAGGAGTCTTATCAAGAGGGTCCGCTAAGGAAACGGCATGTCGTTTATATTTATTGGGAGGTGACTGCCAAGCAAGAAGTTGACGACGGTGAAGAGCACTGGGAACCAATTACCATGGACGACGGTAGATTGTTTTCGGCCTCAAAGAAATACACGGCATCTCTTAACGAGAATGCTGCATTATTTAAGGACCTTAAATCATGGCGAGGCAAGCCATTCAGCGAACAAGACCTGAGCGGCTTTGAATTGCCCAAGGTGCTTGGCGTAACCGCTGAGCTTGAAATGATCAAGCAAAATAAGGACTCGGACAGGGTTAAGGTTGAGGGTGTTTACAAACCGGAGGGTGGCATGAAAAAGTTTGCCACCCAGAATGACATTGTGCAGTTTGACATTGATGTTTACTGTCAAGAGTGGGCTGGCGAAAGCTGTGCAGAATCGAAAGAGATGTGCGACATCGTTGAGGATATGCCACCCTGGATGGCAGAAATGATAGAAGATTCCTTTGAGGTTAAGGCTGCGCAAGCTAATGCGCCTGTGCAAAAGCCAGCTGAATCTGGCGGGTTAGCTGACCTAGCTAAAGATGATACGCTTGAAGACGATGACATTCCATTTTAGAAGGCGAGGACAACCCCAGGGGAGATGAAGATGGAGTTTAAAGAAGGGGTGTATCCAGACCTGGATTACGCAACCTATGACAGCATACCGGCATGGCGAAGCCATGATCTAACAGCTATAAGCAAGTGCCCCTACACTTGGAAATATCGTGAGCACGACAAGGAATCGCCAGCCTTGCTTGAAGGTCGGGTGCAGCACACGGTATTTTTGGAGCACCACAACTTTGATAAAGAATTTGTGATACAGCCCAATGTGGACCGCAGGACCAAGGCCGGCAAAGAAGAGTATGAAGATTTCTTAGCTGGCGTCGGCTCTCGACAGCCGATTAAGCAAGATCTATATGACAACTGTATGGCCAGACGCGAGGTACTATCCGAGTTCGTACCAAAAGAATCGGACCAGGTAGAGCTGACAATATGTTTCATATGGAACAATCAGCCGTGCAAGGGCAAGCTTGATTGGCACACCGGCACAGATATCTGGGATCTAAAAACCTGTAGAGATGCCTCACCGCGTGGATTTAAAAATGCAATTAACGCATTCAAGTACCACCAGCAAGCAGCATTTTATATCGCTGGCTGTAGGGCTGTAGGGTTGCCCACAGAGAAGTTTTACTTCTTGGCTCAAGAGAAACCTCACCCATACCCCTATGCTATATATACACTATCAGAGGAGGCTATAGCCTACGCTGACGCGAAGAACGAGCAAGCCATGGCTCTTGGTATAGTCTGTAAAGAAAAAGACCTGTACGTACCTTATAATCAGCCTGGCGTAAGGGAGTTCGACTTAGGTGACTTATACTGAAGAAGAAGAGCGAGAGCTGGCTGAGCAAAAGAAGTATTACGCTGCCAGATTTACCTGGACCAGACGCAATCAGCTAACACCCAAGGGCGTTAAATGGGATGCTTGGTTTGAAAAGATGTTTGGTGAGAACCTGTATAAATACGCAGAAAGGATGGCCAAGAAGAAAGAGAGCTAAGCTCCCTTTCTTTTATTCACACTCTGGCGAGAGATCTTTGTAGTCGGGCCAGTTGCCGGCACAAACCATCTCAATGTAATGCCGTTCTTTGAGCAGCGCATCCTCAAGATCCATATTGCCAACGATTCCCATAAGACCCAAAAACAATACTGCGCCAGCAATTACTATCAGCTTTTCCATCACGCCACCCCCTTCAAAACAATTTTTGCGGCCAGTAGCCTTTGTTTTTCTTGCTCGGTGTTTAGCCAGGGGCACATACTTAGGGCCTTAACCATGTTTTTGATGGCCCAT